CGGCTTAATTTATTTAATACGCCCCGCCGCGCCAGCAGAGGGGGTAGCGTTATTAAATACTCCCCCTGTGGGAGACGGAGTTGCATACCGTGGCGACGAGGTCATGATTAGGCGGGAAGAGGGGGGTCTCAGGGCGTTAAGGGGGTCAGTACCCTCAGACGTAGTCAGGACGGCTCCTTGACCCCTTGGCGGGTCTGGAATCGGTGTGCTGGGGGGCGACCTCCATGCCTGAAGGGGCATGTTCCCAACGGAGGACTTTATCCTCTGGGGAGTGTTGCAGGTAGATGAAGCCCGACTTCGAGCGCTTGCCGTCAACATCTTCGAGTCCGCAGCGGGAGGCGCGCTTCGAGAAGCCGAACTTGTACCGGGCAGGTTCGCCCTTCGTGCGGTAAAGGAAACCAGCGTCGCGGCTGTAGTTGACCCACTCCGCGGATCCGGCCCCGAGGTACGCGAGCTGAGAGGGCGTCATGCTGTCGAGGTCGTCGGCTGACTTCGGCTTCGTCGTGTGGTGCATGTAGATCATGGCGGCCTTCGTGCGCTTGAGGACGGGGTCGACTTGGGTGCGTAGCCATTCGGTCGTAAGGGATTGGTCGGCGATGTCGAAGCCAGCGTAAGCCAGGAGCGGGTCAATCCAGACGACCTCGGCCCGGTGTCGAAGGATGAGGTTTTCGAGGAACTCGGGGAAGGCGCCGCCGATGTGCTTCGTGTCGCGGACGATGGCGATGTTGGCCTTGAGCCTGGTCTTCTCGCTGTCGGTCATCTTGCACGTCGAGCCCTGCCAAGATTCCGCAATGTCTCCGCCGTCGTTCTCGGCTTGCAGGATAAGGGTCCTAAGCGGGCGCACGGGAGCGAGCCCGAAGACTGACTGGCCCAGGGCCCACGCTGTTGCGATCTGCATCATGAGCGACGACTTGCCGGTGCCTGAGAAGCCGACGATGGAAACCGCGTAACCCTCGCAGAGCCAGCGACGAGCCTTGCCGACGAGCACGGTGGGGTCGGAGAGAGGGTCGAACGTGTCGAGGGAGTCGAGGTCGAACCATTCGCCGATGTCCTTCTCGCGCTTGGTGGCCTTGCGCTGCTCACTGAGGCGGGCATAGTGGTCGAGCAGGGCGTCGGGGTTGGTTGCCCGGGAGGCAATGTCGGAGGCCTGACGGAGAAGGGCTGCGTTGCTAATCAGGTCGACGTGCTCGGGGCGGTAGGTGCCTGAGCCTGCGTCGCTGACCATAACCGAGACGGTGTCGGCCAGAACCTTCGACCCCATGTCGCGGAGCCTTTGGCTTACGGTCAGCTCGTCGGGGGCGATGCCGTCAACGGCCAGCGAGAGCACGGCGCCGGCGATGTCCTGGTGAACAGGCTCGAAGAAGTCGGAGGCCTTGAGCGCGGGAGGAAGAGGGAGATTGTCACGAAGCAGGACGCCGAGCAGGTGGCGTTCCGCGGCGACGTTATTCGGCGGGATCATGGGAAGAGAGGGTTGGGTGTTTGGGGGCGTGGATGCCCTGCGTCAAATGTTTTAACGCTTGCGGGGTGGCGGGCCGAAGTGGTCGAGGACACGCATCCGGCCTTTCGTGATAACCCGGAACTGCTTCTTTACTAAGATGCCAATCTTCACGGCGCGATCTACATACAGGGCGGCCTGATGGTTAGCGGCTAGTCCCCACTTCTTCGCCCACTGCGCACGCGTCAGGAATCCCTTGTCAGGCTGGACGGCCTTCTTGTGGATGTCGGACATAACGGCCTTGAGTATCGGGTCGTTACCGATGCGGGAATAGAGAAGCTTCTGTCCTCGGCTACTCATCGGCTTTTGGGCTTGTAGACCTTGAGGTCGGTTTGCCATATCCAATTCTTCCCGACCTTGTGGACTAGCCAGACCTTCCAGTCTTGGCCGTCGACCCAGCCAGCGGCGAAGCCTGAGCCCCAGCGGGACGTCGCTAGGCGGTGCGACGCGTACGCCATTGCGTCCTTCTGGCAGAGACAGCCAGCGGAGAAAGCGGCGCCGCCCTCAGCCTTGGTCAAGTTAACCTGGGCGAGCGTGTGCGTGTGTCCATGGATCAGAGCACCGCCACGGTCAGCGTAGTGCTTGCCTTGCTCGGCAGTGGCGTTGAGGCCGTGAGCGTAGCCATGGATGAAGGCCACTGGGCCGAGGCGGTAGACACCCTTCTCGGCGTGATAGGGCAGGATTGTTTTGGCGCCGGCAGACTTGGCAGCTGAACGGATACGGCCCTCAAGGTCGGCACAATAGTCGCGGACGATGGCCGAGCCTGAAGTGTGCTGAAGAGCGATTGCCCGGTGCTCATGGTTGCCCATCAGGTAGACGGTTGGCTTCGTGCGCTGAAGGAAGTCCTCCCCGCCCTGGATGTCGGCCATAAGGGACTCGGCACCTTCGGCATCGTTGCCCACGCCACGGCGAAGTGATCGGAAGTCGAAGCAGTCCCCGAGGTGCACGCGCACGGTCGGCTTGTAGTCCTTGATGAACTCGCAGAGGGCGTCGGTGGCCTCATCGTCGGCCATGTCGCCATGGTTGTCACCGAAGGCCACGAAGCGGATAGGAGTGCTCATTTTTTGTTTAGGTGTGGAATGGTTAGGCCTGCGTCATAGGCGGCCAGCATCTCGTCGCGGTGTTGTCGAGCAGTGGCAAGGTCTTTGCCAAGGTTGTGCAGGATGTCGGTCTTGCGCCGGCGGATGCGCAGCCACCAGCAGTCGCCCAGCTTCTGAAGGTGGTGGTTAGGGTTCTCGGCCTTGATGACCGGGTCGCGTCCATCCCGACCTGCCCGGGTGTATTTCGGGCAAGCCAGCAGAAAGTCGATTCGCTCCTGGCTAAGTCCTGCACGGCGAGCCCAGATGATGCGTTCGTCGAGTGACAGGTTCTCTTCCATGATTACAGGCGCCACGTTTTTGAGATATATCGCCCTTCCTGCATGATGGCATTTCGGGAGTTAGGGGCAAAGGTCAGTTCAAGGTCGAAGCAGTGGCGCTCGCGGATGTCGAGGATGCTGTCGAGCTCTTCGTTATTCGCAGGGCCGACGCCAGCCGTCGAGACGTAGACGGTGCGGACCTTCCAGCCTAGGTCGTGCAGGATCTCCTGCGACACGACTAGCTCGTTCGTATATCGCCAGTCACTGCACACCACAGTCTCGGGCGCCTGCTCCCCGGGCGTCATCTGAATCGGGCAATAGTAGGCAAGGTTCTTAGCGAAGATGTCCTTATCGATTGACCGGGCAAGGCGTCCCGCGGCGACTAAGAAGTCACGGTGCTGCACCTTGAAGGCCTCATTGTGAAAGTCGCCCTCGAGGTTGAGCGACATGAGGTAGTCGTTAGCCGCGTCCTTCAGGTAGTCGGCGAAGTTCTGTTTACGGGCAGGCCTGTTGGCCCACTCCAGAATGCCAGAGGCTAGGGTATCCTTCCCGGCCCTAGCGTATCCGCAGATCAGCACAAGGGTGGGAGCGGCCATGGGTTCCATTAGGCGGCTTGGCTTTTACGGATGGCCTTGGCCTCGCGGGAAGCGATGCGCGTCTGTCTGGCCGACATGCCGAGTTTACGGCGGACGCGGCGCAGGGAGAGGTCGGGCGCCTTGAGCAGCGCTTCGACCAGGGCCTGACGCATCTTGAGGCTGTTGTGCATTAATAGGGGACGTCTTCGGGGTTAGGCAGCGCGTCGGGAACGGTCGGCTTCTGGGAGCCCTTGGGATAGGTAAGCTTGTATTTATACTGGGGCTTGCCGTTGTACTCGCCGTTGGCTTCGCACTCGACGCCGACGAGGATGGTCTGGCCGCATGCCGGGGAGATGTACTCGAGGTACTCGGCAGGGGTCGCGTCGAGACGGATCTCGCCGGCGAACTTGCCGGAGAACTTGCCGACGAGCATGGCGAGGGCCTTGCCGTACTTGGTCGAGAAGTTCTTCGACAGGCAGAAGCCCTTGTCGTCGACGAAGAAGAGGCGGGCGGAGCAGGTGCCGTCTTCCCAGACCTTGACCTTGTCGGTGCCCTTCGGGCGGATGAGTTTCAGTTTATAAGTTCCGTTGGTCGAGATGTTCGTCAGCGGGGGGCGGTCGTTTGTGGGTTCCATATTAGGCGAAGGTGATAGGGGTTGCGGTGGTCGTGGTCTTGACGTCGATGACCTGCACGTCGTCAGGGTAGGCAGGCCAGACGCCAGAGGCGCTGCACTCGCGGTACAGGCTGACGGCCTTCTCGAAGTCAGAGACGGCCCAGGACATCAGCTCGGGCCCAATCTCGCAAACTGACCAGGCGAAAGGGGGCTCTTTCTCAATAAATAAAAATCTGAAGCCGAGAGGGCGCTTGCCCGTGGCGAGCTCGTAGACGAGGCGGTACCAATAGGCCTGCAAATTATAGCGATAATTGCGGATGGTCTTGAGCATGCCGGCAGCGTTGGCCTCTCCGTGCCCGGTCGTCTTGATGTCCCAGAGATAGTCGCCGGCCACTCCGTCGATGGCGGCCTTGAGCGGGACGCCGTTGTAGTCGACGTGGTACATGACTTCGGTAGCGTCAAACTCCACGCCGTGGACCTTCAGCGCGCGGCGAGCGGAGGAAGCGAC